CAAAATTATATATGGTTACAGCCGATACTGCAGCAGATGTTAACGGTGCAGCTACTATACCTATAGAGCCAAGCTTAAAAACTGCCTTGTCTGGTGATGAAACTGTAGTATATACAAATCCAATGGGCGTTTTTAGATTATCGCAAAACGAAATAGCTTGGAATGCTAGCGAGGTTAGTATTTATGGCATATCTTTTGCTGTGGAGGAGGCTCTATAGTGCATGTATATTTATTTTGGTTACTATTAGTAATAACCGGCATGCTGCTTGGGCAATTTGTTTGGGCTGCCGATAGCACAGTTAACTACAAAAACCAGCCGCCGGTAAGCGCTATAGCACCCTCACCAAGTGTAGGTAGCGCCACAGATAGTTGTTTAACTAGCCGTAGCGGCGCAATACAAAGTACCTTTATCGGTATATCTGGTGGCGGCACAGTAATAGATTTATCTTGTGTTAGGCGTAAAGATGCGCGTATGCTTGCCAGTTTAGGTTTAAAGATAAGTGCGACATCACTAATGTGTCAAGATAAAAATGTCTGGGTTGCTATGTATCACGCTAAAACACCCTGTCCGTATCTTGGTTTAATTGGTGATGCAGCAATAGAAAAATACAAGGAAATAGGTAGGATAAATGAAGACGGCAGTATTAACCATAGTTGGACTAATGCTACCCAGTATAATGCTGGCGGCAGAAACTACTACGGACAACCTTATAACTAACGGCAATTTTTCTAACGGTTTACAAAATTGGACTGTAGAAGATAGCACAAAAATTAAACATGACAATAATTGTTATGCTAATGGCACAGATGCTAGCGGCTTATGTAAGTCGGTGCGTTGGTCTAGTAATCTTGGCAAAACCATATCGCAAACTATAGAAAACTTAGAACAAGGTTATGATATAGAGCAAATAAACTTAAATTTTACAGCATTAGGCTGTAACAACGAGGCAAACTCTAGCACTTGGTGTACACAGGGTACAGATTATGACAAAGTACAGGCTACCATACAACTTAGCAATGGTGCTAACACAGAAACTTTATACTTAGAGCAAACATTAGACTACAACGACGGCACACAAGCTTACAACCTTAGCACACAAACTTTAGATACTTGGGTAACAGATAATACCAGTATAGATTTTAGTATTACTGGAATAGATACAGGCAACTGGAGTGGTTGGTATGCACCTATTGTAGATAATATTGGGCTTAGTTTGTCTTTAACAGAAACAGTTATACCAGAGCCAGAAGTAGAAACTATTGTAGAAACACCGGTAGCAAATGCAATAGTGGTAGCAGAAGAAGAAAATTTAATAGCTGGTATAGATATAGAAACATCTGTATTAAATGATGTTATATTGGATATACCAGATATACCAGAACTGCCTACAATAGAAATTGTAGAGGTTGCTGTTATAGAAGAAATACCGGTTGCAGAAAATTTGCCAGAACTACAAACAATAGATATGCAAGAGCCGGTTGCAGTAGAGGTTAATAATGTACCTGTTATAAGTAATATTGAAACCATAGATGAAATTGTAGAAATAGAAGAAATACCAGATGTTGAACAAACTGCTACACAGGACGATGCAGAGGAAGTTGTTGAGGAGCCAACAGAGTTGGTTGAAACAACTATGGACGAAGATTTGGCAGAGGCAGAAGAAAACGAGCAAAAACAAACAAACACAGAAAAAACCACAAAAACAGAAAAAAAAGTGACTAAATTAGCCCCTAATAAGCCGAAATTGGCAAAAAAAGAAGTAGGCTCTAGTGATAGTACCCCTAAAATTAAAACAGAGATACCAGTTGCCTATTTACAAATGCTAGTAGAACCGATTACAATAAACCAAGCAATAGTGTTAACACAGGGTAGTTTATATGAACAAAACATTAGTTATATCACCGGCAGTTATACTGTCGATAATCTTGGGGGCAGCAACCCCTATAGCATCAACGATATGGTGGGTGTCAAGCCTAAGTTCGGAGGTTTCTCAAAATACAGAAAGGAGTAAAGCTAACGCAGAGGGTGTTGCTAATTTTAAAGAAACAGATACCAGCCAACTACAAGAGCGCATAGCTAAGCTAGAGGAAAAACTATTTGCATTAGAAAATAATAGTATGCTTATAAATGAAAAAGTAAACGACACAGAAGAAAATTTATCTATTTGGATAGAAAAAGAGTTGGCTAAGGTATGGGACGCAATAAATAGTAATCCACTAGGCAATTAATATGAACAAGGAAGAAAAAGACCATTTAATTAGGTTAGAGGAAAAACTAGACCATATACATGCTGGCGTAGATAGAAACGCAAAAGAAATAAGCAAACTAAAGGCAGATATAAATATGGGTAAAGGTGCAGTAAAGGCTTTGGTATGGGTAGGCAGCATTCTAACGATATTATTTGGATTATTTAACTGGGGCATGAAATGATTGGACTAATTGTAAATGGTTTAAGTAAGGCAGCAGCCGGCTACTTTGAACACTCTGCTAAAAAACAAAAGGCAAAATCAGATTTAAAAATTGCAGAAATAGAGGCTAAAACTGCTGTTAAAAGAAAAATTGCAGAGGGTAAAGTGGAATGGGAAAACACTATGGCTGATGCTACTAAGGATAGCTGGAAAGACGAGGCATGGACTATATGTTTCATAATTTTAATTGTTATTTCATTTATTCCAGACTTACAGCCTTATGTAGCAAATGGCATACAGTTTTTATCTACTTTTCCGGAGTGGTTGCAATGGTCAATACTTGCATCTATAGGAGCCAGTTTTGGCTTAAAGAGTATTGGCAAATTTACGAAGTGAGGTAAAAATGTTAAAAGAGTACTGGAAAAAAATAGAAGATTTATGGTATGATTATGTTCCTGATTGGGCAGATTATGTACTTAAAACTTCACTAATATGTCTTTTCTGGATTATCCTTGTAGGATAACAAAAACAATAATAATAAATACATACATCGTTGCAGATAACATTATAAAAGCTGTTAACTCCGCAAGGAGTTGCAGCGTTTTTTTTAAGCTAAAATTTCTTAACATTTAATATACGCCACATTAATTTAGGGTTACACTCACCTTTTTGTAGGTTTGCTTTTATTGTAACAAAGTATAAGTTATCTAATTTACTATAATCCTTGTTGCTTTCGTATCTGTCCACACTAATATTAGTAGGGCAGCCAGTACCAACTTTTCTTCTACCACTATGTTTCCAAGTCATTTCTGTAAAAGTATATGGGCAAAGTAAGCCATATGTATATGTCTGCTTATAAAACCTATCTTTAAATTGTTGTCTAGTATAGGGTAGTGGTTTACCTTTTTGCGTTTTGTACCTAGCAGATGTTTTACTATATAAATAGTTTAAATGCCCCTCTAAGGTACGCTTGTTTTTTCTAGTGCGTTTTGTTTCTAAAGCTATACGCTCTTTGCTTTTTCTTAACGCTACGCCGCTTGGGCTTTGCTCCCATTTTTTATAACTTTGTTTTACTTTTTCTGGGTTTACATCTCTATACTTAGCCGCAGCATCTAATATTTTTTCTGGGTTATTTGCAGCCCATTGTTTTGCATTGTTAGCTTGGCTTGCCTTACCTTTTGCTGTGCCTCTGTACTCTGCTTGGCTAGCTTTACCAGCCTTGCTGTTATTGTAAAACCAATTTTTTACATGGTTATCTAGTCTAGCTTTGTAATGGCTTGGGTTTTCTTTTTTAAGCACAGCCATTTCTTTGTCTTTTTTAACCAAATATCTTTTAAATTTTATATAACCTATATCATCTAAATCGCCATTAGCAAAAGCAGCCAATAGTAAATCTTTGTATCTTTGGTTTCTAGGTAATTTAACTGTAGTCATTTTATATCCTCTTTGTTAATGTTATATTATAAATATACACTAATTAGAATATATTGCAACTACTTTTTACTATTTTTTATTTGATTTATTAGATTTTTTGTTTGTATTAGACTAGCCAACATTACAAGCTGGTTAGTGGTATGCTCTACCGCCGCATTAAAAGCTTGTTGCTCTTTTACTACAGCAGATTGGGCATTAATGCTTTTTAAACACTCATCTATTTCTGCATCAATTTTTTTTAAACAATGCACATATATTAATGTATCTTTATGCCCAGCGTTTTCTACTTTGTTATCTTTTGTTACCTCCATGCCTCGCCCCCTATAAATGCTACAATGGCTTTCCTTGTGCCTTGTGTAACTGGTTTTACTTCGTGATTTAAAAAACTAGAAAACCCTATAATATTTGTACTAGGGCTTTTATATGTTACTACGCCCTCTGGCAAATTTGGCTGATAAAATGCCAACTCGCCACCTTTATACTCATGTGGGTTTAAGTTCCAAGTAATAGATATTTTTCTACAAGCGTTTACATCTTCCCCTACATCTACATGCATCTTATAGTAATCGCCAACTCGGTACTCACAATATAATATTTCTAAAATGTTAGATATATTGTAGTTAAACATTTTATTCATATCTGCAACAACGCCGCGCAGTATATTAGAAGTTAAACTTTTTTCTGTATCAAGCTGCCAAGTTTTTACGCTGCGTACATTATGCACCGGAGCATATTTGTTGCTCCAAGCATCATGCTGCACGCCAGAAACAACTTCCCTTGCTACTTGACTTACCTCTTTTAAAACTATGTTTGCGTTTTCTACATCTGTTGCTGTTTCTAAAACACCGTAAAAAGGCGTTTCTGAATAGTCTGGTTTACATTTTTCTAAAAAAAATTTATTAGGTAATATTGCTATGCTCATAATATAAAAAAAGCTGGCACTAAGGACTCGAACTTAATGCCAGCAACAGGAAACCGCGAGGACGCGGTATGACTAAAACGGTATATCATCATTAAACTCTACATCGTTGCTACTATTAACCTGTTTACTTTCCTCTGTTGGCTGCACAATATCCCATTGCGTGTATTTACTAGCATTGTATTCTTTGTTGTAGCCAAACATAACGCATTTATCCCTTTCTACATCATCTTGGCTGCGGCTGTCAAGCACAATTTCCCCGCGCCAGTCTGTTTTACTTTCAGCTTTACTTTTGCCCACAAAGCCTACTTGCTGATATAACATCATGTATTCATTACCTTTACTGCTCATGTGTTTAACAATTACAAATTTACTACCAAACGCTGAACCGTCTTTTATGCTGCCAGTAGCTACTAGCTCGTCATCTGGTTTTGGTGGATTACTATAACCTTTTAAAGCCCCTTGTTCTTCTGCAAACTGTTCAGCATTGTTGTTTTCCAACTGCTGCCCGTCATCAGTTTTAAAGGTTGGCTCGTTTCCGTTGCCCATAATTTTACTCCTGTTGATAATAATAATTTTCGTCTATAGCATCATAATAATTATATAAGGCTATAGTTTTTGCCTCATGCACGGCTATAAACTTACGCGCTTGCTCTATGTTGTCGCAGTCGCAAACTCTTTCACCATGCCTATGTCTTCTATTATAACTATATTGGTCTTTAAAATATACGAAATAAAGGTGGATAGAGGGTTTAACCTCATAACTTACGCCCTCTATTTTGTTACTGTAGTAAGTACAAAATTTTTTACCACCCTTATTAATTATAATAAAGTCAATCATACATTGGGTTAGCAGCACGCACAGTTGTTTGCTGTTTATACTTATCGTTAACGCTTACCTCTGCTGCGTGTCCGTCATCATCTTTATCTACCGGCAACGCCAACAAAGTACAATATAAACTACGCAATGCGTATGTGTATGCACTTCTTTTTTTCTGTGGTGTATCTTTTTCTGCAACCAAACTAACTACACTTTTTTTCTGTGCCATAGTGGGTGCGTAAGTAATGGTCATTTCAAAAAAACACTCCAAAGGGTTTTTACTTGGAATATCAAATCTTTCTGTGCATGTAGTTAAAAAATTATGCTGCAATAAAATTGGCTCTACAACAGCAATAATATCTTCTAGTGGCACATAAGGATTGTCAAACTGCCCTTTTGCACTTGCCTTTAAACCAGTTTTAAAAATGGCTTGCCTTACTTTTACAAGTTCGTACAAATGCTCATTAGGCAGCTTAACAACTAGCTCATTTTCTTTGCTCATTATTAATCTCCTGTTAAGTTACTAAATAAAGTATAACACTAAAAATATACTATAGCAATAGTAGATTGTATTTAGTATATAATTATGTTAAAGTATACCCACAACCAGAGGAGTAAACAATGACAGTAAAGGAATATTTACAAAAAATAGAAATGAGTACGCCAAAATTTGCAAAGCAATGTGGCATTAATTTAGCAACCATGAATAGTTATAGGTACAATAAAAGCGTACCAAAGCGTAAGCACATGGAAACTATATATAAAAATACTAATAAACAGGTAAAGCCAAACGACTTTTACGGTTTGTATTAATGAGCTTTCAAGCTATGGCATGGGCAGTAAAACAAAAAACTGATAGCCCCGTGTCTAAATTAGTTTTGTTAATGCTTGCAAATTATGCAGACGAAAACGGTAAGTGTTACCCAAGCCAAAAACATATTGCGGAGCTGTGTGGGTGTTCTAGAGTATCAGTTAATAAACATATTAAAATATTAGAAAAAGATAATTTTATAACCATAACAAAAGGCGCAAGCGTTTTTAGTTACAACATATATAAATTAAATTTTAGTGTTAAAGAATTTAACTTGGCAAGTAAAGTATCTTTACACAATACTCAAGATAAACATATAAGTACATTTGATGATTTTTGGGGAGCATGCCCAAATAAAAAAGCTAAATTAAAAGCGCAGCAAATTTATAGCAAGCTTATAAAAGATAAGGTTGTAGATGAAAATACATTACTTAAAGCCATGCAAAATTATGCTGCTAGTGTAAAACATGAAGACCCTAAATATATATGCCACCCCACCACTTGGCTTAATCAAGGGCGCTGGGAAGATGAAATAATAGTGCCAAAAGAAAAAACTAATAAAAACTTTTTG